ATTCTTTAAACAAGCCTTCCATAGACTTTACGTCTAGGTTACTTGAAGAAAGTCTTCAAAACCCTCCTTGGGGACCCAGAATACTAAATAATCATTTTCAAGAATTTAACTCTTTTTTATCAAAGAGTTTGTTCAAGATTTTGATTAATACTTGCAATTCTAACTTTAAAATAGAATTGAATTCTTTCTTGTTGTAATCTGCTATAACAGCCGTTATAAACAGAGGGCTTCTAATTGATCTCAATAAGCTTTTGGCTCCCAAGGGTGTTAAATTAACACCACTTGAATGGAACCAATTCTTAGCGAATTCGATCAAGAAACCTTCAAACCCTTTTATAGGATTTATAACAACACCAAGAATACCATTCATTAGTTTATTGTATTGAATTGCTAGTCTGTGCTCGGCGATGACTATGTCATCACCGAGAACTGCATAAACTCCAGTGTCTTTAAGCAAGGGAGTTCCCTCCACTTGAAGGTGAGCCAAATGCACAATCAAATGGTTAGTTAAGGCTAACATTGCAAATGATGAATAAGCCCCCATCGGTTGACCTACCACGTAATGGTAATCATCGTTCATATACAAATACGGACGATTTAGGATTGCTTTCCAGTAACTCCCTCCTAAACCTAGAGCATCCAGGATATCTGCCTGTAATTTAACAGGAAGACGATCCGTGGCTGCAGAAAGGTCTAAGGAGAAGAATTCTTGGTTAGCTCTCTTAATTAACATTTCCTTTACAGGTTTCAACTGATCATTTGTTCCGTCCTCAGGCAATGCCGAGAGGAATGAATAAATAGTGTCGTGGAGAGGTCGGAACAGCCATTGTGTCCATTGATCAGTAATACCGATAATTCTTGTTTTACCCCTTAATTCCTTAATCAAACCTAAACGACCTAAATGAAGGTCGATAGGAGCGAGAAGGAAAGGGATAAACAGGATACTTAATGTTATAAAAACAAAAAGATATCAGTAAAAACTGAAGTGGAACGCAAACTGTACATGTCCAAACCAGATACGCGGACTTCTCATAAGAGCAATTAAGTCTAACCCACTAGAAAGATAAGAGTATCTAGCATTAACACCAGACTTATTGGATCAGAAGAATATAGGACTTTTAAGTTTAAATTTAAACTCAAAAGCACCCATAGATCTCAGTGCCCGAATAATGTCTTCTTTACTAAAAGACTCACTTTCCCCAACAAAGGGGTCAGTTAGAGTCCTAAAGTCAGGAATTCATAACTTGGGACTAAGAGTTCTGAAACAACTAAGAACAGTGATAATAGCACGATCAAAAGGACGAGGTTTTTCATTTGAATTGATTAAGATTTTCATCTTCTCAATCTGATGACATAACTCAAGCCCCAAGATCTTAGGTAATCCATTTTTATAGTGGCTAACCCATGATTTATGATTTGGTACACCCCTACCTGCAATAAAATTACCAACCATTCGAAACGCTTCGGAGAGGTATTGGATAGTGAACTTAACACCGGATTTAATCCAGAGTTGTTCGATCCGATCACCTAAACTCAAAAGTTCTTTTGTCTGGGAATTGGTTAATTGGAGCAAGATAGCAACCATGTGAATATATCGTGGAAGCTCTTTTAAGGTAAGAGGTTTTAAATCTAAACCTACTTCACCTTTAAGGTTATACAATCTACGTCTTTCTACTCAAAGCAAAATATTTGCGAGAAGTGTTAAGGCCGTGATTATATTAACAATAAGGAGTATTTCCATTACTATATCCTCATGGCTTGCAAAGGTTAAAGTGTTAAAATAATTATTAGCATATTTATTATGTTAGTAAGAAAATTTTAGCCTTTGACCCCACAACCACTCCAATAATTTTACGCGTGAAAGTCCCCCATTAGGGGACTAACACTTTACGGGTAGGGTGCTAACCTTCCGGCGGGATACTACCTTCGCAGAAAGTTCCATTGGATTAATTG